ACGGTTAAGGGCGCGTGCTACATCGACAAGCAATTCGAGGCCGGCGACCAGCGCCTTTGGCATGTGCCGTGCCCGCATTGCGACGGCAAATTCGCGTTCCGCTTCGGCCCGCAATTCAAGTTTAACGACGCGTTCCCGTATCAGGCGCACTACATCGCGCCTTGCTGCGGTGCTGTGATCGAGGCGCATGAGAAAAAGCCGCTCGTGCAGAAGGGCGAATGGATTTCGCTGGCGCCGGGGCCAGGCAAGTTTCCGTCCTACCATATCGACGCGATGTCGTCGCCGTTCGTGCCGTGGGACAAGATCGCCGAGCGCTGGATCACGGCGCAAGGCGATCCGGCCAAGCTGAAAGCGTTCTACAATCTGACGCTCGGCGAGGCTTTCGAGATCAAGGGCGACGCGCCCGATCACGTGCGGCTGATGGAGCGCCGCGAGGATTACCCGAAAGGGCGCATCCCCGCGCGCGGCCTGATGCTCACGGCCGCCGCCGACGTGCAGATGAATGGCATCTATGTCGAGGTGGTGGCGTGGGCGCCCAATCGTGAGTCCTGGGTTGTGTTCGTCGATGTGGTGGAGGGTGACACCACCAACGCCAACGCCGGCGCCTTCCTGAAACTCGGCGAGCTTTACGATCGAGAGTGGCCCGACGCGTTCGGCAACCGCCGCAAGGTGGATGCGTTCGCGATCGACTCCGGCTTTCGCTCGCATGTCGTCTATCATTGGTGCCAGTCGCGCCATAACGCCTATGCGGTGGACGGCCGCGACGGCTGGCATCTGCCGGCGATCGGTACGCCGAGCGTCAAGGATATCGATCTCGACGGCCGCAAGCTTGGTTATGTCAAGCTGTGGCCCGTCGGCACGTGGCCGTTGAAGGGCCATTGGTACGAAGATTTGCGCAAAGAGGGCAAGTCGGCCGGCCACGAAGTCGATCCGCCGGGCTACTGCCATTTCGGCAAGTTTCTCGACGAGAATTACTTCAAACAGGTCACGGCCGAATATCTCGCCGATGTTCGCAATCGCGGGCGGCAAACCAAGCGTTGGGAGCCGCGCGGAAACCAGGCCAACCATTGGTTTGACTGCCGCGTGTACAACATGGCCGTCGCCGATCACCTCGGCTTGTCCACGATGACCGAGGACGAGTGGAAAATTCTTGCGCGCGAGCGCGCGCCGACGATCTCGCAAGGCGATCTGTTCGCCGCGCGCCCGCTCGCCGTTCAAATTGCGTCTAGTCCCGCGTCCGCAATGCCGTCCGATCAGGACGGCGACGATCCGCCGCCGGTTCAAGTCGTGTCACCGCCCGCAAATGCCAGTGACGACGCGCCGGCGGCGCGATCCCAAGACGAGCCGAGCGGCTCGGGGTGGATCGGCCGCGATCTCAGCAATTGGGGCAGCCGATAGCCGGTTTTGCTTCGTACGATACAAAAGGACACCGCACCATGACTAAGCCGAGCCTCTACATCATCGGCGCCGACAAGGGCGGCGTCGGCAAAACCACCATCACCCGCGCGTTTCTCGACTATCTCGACGCGCTCGGCGTGCAGAACCGGCCTTTCGATACCGAGAACGAGGTGCCGGGCGGCGTGCTCAAGCGTTTCTATCCCGAGCGCGCCGAGGTGGTCGATCTCGTCGACTCCGACGGGCAGATGCGCGTTTTCGACACGCTCAACAGCCTCGCGGCTACGGTGATCGACATCCGCGCCGGGCTGTTGTCGCCGACGCTGCAATTGCTCGCCGATATCGGGTTTCTCGATCTCGACAAATACGCGATCACCGTGTTGCACGTGCTCGGCAACACGCAAACGTCGATCGATGAAATCAAGCCGGTCGCGGCCAGGCTCGCCGCCGGCGCCCGTCACATCGCGATCGGCAATCGCATCAACGCGACGAAATTCAACTTCCCGGCCGATGCGCTCGACGTTCCGATGTTGAGCGCGGCGGCCGTCGAGGCCGTCGATAAATCGAACATGCCTTTCCGTGTGTTCGGCAAGGAAAATCCATCTGCGGTGCTTCGCGGCACCGTGAACACGTGGCTCGATCGCGTCTTTGTGCAGTTCGCAAGCGCCAAGATCGCCTAGTAAGGAGTATCGCCCCGATGACTGAGGCGCCGGTTAAATCTCTCGATCAGCTAACGGCCGATGTCGGCCCCGACGGCAAACATCGACTTGAGGCCGTCGTCGTCGGCGCTCGCGATAGCGCCGGTGCCGCCATCAACCCCGATTTTTATGCGCATGCTTTCACGTATGGCGCCGACAACAACCTCGCGACGGATTCGTTTAGCGATGGCGTCAACACGTGGGTGCAGACGTTCACCTACACGTCGGGCCAGTTGACCGCAGTCAGTGCGTGGGTGAAGGCATGACATCGATCAGCCAAACGCTCAAGCACCTCGCGGCGCTCGGAATGTATCCGGCGCGGCAATATCTATGGGATACGTTCGACATCCTCGGCGATAGCCGGGCCGATGCGATTTCCTCGGCCATCCTCGGCCAGGCCCACGGCACTCAAGCCAACCATTGGTTCTCCTGGGTGCGTGCGATGAGCATGCACAAGTACAAGCTCGGACTTGCGCTCGGCATCTCCGGCAAGACGCCGGATCAATACATCAACGCCAATCTGAGCAAGGCGCTCGCGAGCAAGTCGGGCTGGCTGGTATTCGACAAGCCGCTGATCAACGCCATCATGGCGGTTCCGAACGGCGGCGTTTTTCCGTACACGAATAGCAATGGCGTTGTCGTGACGGCGACGAATGTTGCGCAAGTCTCGGTTGGCGACATCATCGCGGCGGCCACGAAGGCCCTCGCGATCGGAAAGCGCGTCTTGATCACGGCCGAGCCGGGATCGACCGGCGTCTCGCAAGCGATGTTGAACCAAGTGTTTCTTGCATCGGACATGCTGAAAGCATGGTGCGCGGTAACGCCGGGAGCCTATTTTTACGATCCGCGCCCGCGCATTTGGGCCGCGACGGCGTCAACGACCGCACTCGCCTTCAAGCCTGGGTTCTCGTCGGACGGCACGCATGCCTTTCCGTTGATGGCGTACACCGAGGCCATCGACATCAAGCAAATGCTCGATCCCGTGGTGCTCGGAAACGATAGCGGGCCATCGCATATCGCGATGCTCAATTCGAACTACACGCGCCAGCTTTTCGCTAATCCGCTATTCAATGCGACGAGCGGCGGAATTCGCACAACGATCGCGGGCACGGGCAACGTTCCGGGCGGCGTGACGCTCTCTGGCGCCGCGACGACGACGTGCAACATCACTTATGCGGCGAACGCGAACGGGCTCGGAAACGATGTCACGTTTGCATTTAGCGCCAGCGCAGCCGACTCGTCGGTGAAAATCCTTTTGGCTCAACCGGCCCTCGGGCTGTGGTCGCTGAATAACTATCTCACGTGCGGCATCGACGTGGATGTCGCCGCCGGCGCTTTGAATGCGTCGGTGCCGTATCTCACGAATGCAATCGGCGCCGTGGTTAGCGGCTCAAACGTCGGCGCGTCAACTTACGATATGTATTCGAACGTCGCGAATTGGGTTAGCCCGGCGGCAGCCTATCCGCTGCGGCTGCGGACTCCCAAGACGCGGCCTGTTGATCTGCTCCCCGGCGCTACTGCGCAGTGGTACACGCAATTCCTCCTGACTCCGATTTTCTTCGGTGCAGGCAACATCACGCTGACGCTGCGCCGGCCGACGTTCGAGGCAGGGCTCGTCTACGCGAACGGCGCATTCGCCGGGTAGGGGGCTGAATGTCTTACACGCAAGACGACATCGACGCGCTCAAGGCCGCGATTGCGACGGGCGCGCAAAAGGTCACGTTCGGCTCGGGGCCTGATAGCCGCACGGTCGAATATCGCTCGCTCGCTGAAATGCGATCCATCCTCGGCGACATGATCGCCGAGGTGTCATCGTCGGGCGCGCGCTCGACGGTCTCTTATGTCGAGCATTGCAGGGATTAGCGCATGTCGAGGTTTCTCAAGGCGCTCGCCTACGTCGCGCCGATGGCCGCCGTTCGCCGCGCTCACGCGTTCGCCGCGCTCGATGCCGGCCGATCCTATGACGGCGCGATGGTTGGCCGGCGCGGCAAATCGTTCAAGGGATCGTTGCAGGATAGCGCCAACGGCGAGATTGGGCCGGCGCTGACAAAGCTTCGCGCCCGCTCAAGCGATCTCGTGCGCAACACGTGGATTGGCGCGCGATGCCTCGACGTGTTGTCGGCGCATGTGATCGGCACCGGCATCACCGTGTCCTGGGAAGATGAGCGGCTGCAAGCGCTGTGGGATGAATGGTGCCTGTCGTCGGATATCGAGGGCGTGCAGGATTTCGCCGGGCAGCAGTTGACGGCGTTCCGCTCGTCGCTTGAGCGCGGCGATAGCGGTGTGCGCATGGTGCCGCGCAAGCGCGGCGGTGATCGTCGCATTCCGCTGGCGCTGCAAGTCGTCGAGGGCGACGTGATCGCAACCGAACGCAACGGCTTGTTCGAGGGCAAAAAATCGCGCCTCGGCGTGGTGCTCGGCGATTGGAATGAACGTGAGGGCTATTGGCTGCACCCCGAGCATCCCGGCGAGATGGGCCTCACGCCGCAGGGCGTGAACATCATGCCGAATTTCGTGCCGCGCGCCGACTTCTGCCACCTCTACCGCGTGTTGCGGGCCGGCCAGGTGCGCGGCGTGCCGCTGCTCTCGCCCGTGCTGATGGACGCGCGCGACTTCGCCGACGTGATGGACGCGAGCGTGGTCAAGCTGCGAATGGAAGCCTGTTACGGCCTGATCGTCAACGCCGCCGATCCGGTCAAAAATCTCGCCGACGCCAAGACGCGTCAAGACGATGCGGGGCGCAACATTGAGGGCATGTCGCCCGGCATGATCTATCGCGCCAAGCTCGGCGAAAACGTGCAAGCGTTCTCGCCGTCGGGCTCCGGGCAATTCGAGCCGGTCGCGTTCGCCGCGTTGATGGGGATCGCGTCGGGCGGCATGATCACTTACGATCAGTTGACCGGCGATTTGCGGCAGGCGAATTATTCGTCGCTCAAGGCCGGTGAGCGCATTCTCAAGGTGCTCGTCGAGCAAATCCAGTGGTTGCAGTGTACGCCGCAACTGATGCACCGCGTCACCGAGCGCTGGCTCTCAATGGCGATCTTGGCCGGCGAGGTGCGCGCGCGCAAGAAACCCTATGGGCGTTCCTACGTGATGCCGGCGGTGATGCCGATCGATCCGCTCAAGGATTTGAAGGCCGATATTCTCGCCGTGCGATCGGGCCGGATGTCGCCGCAGGAATTCATTGGCGGTTGGGGCCGCGACTGGCGCAAGGTTGTCGAGGAAACTCGCACGTTCTGGCAGGAAGCCGACAAGGGCGACGATCCGCTCGTGCTCGATATCGATCCTCGCCGCGTCGATCAACTCGGCAAGTCGCAATTGACGCAGGATGCCGAGTCCGATCCGTCCGATGATAAAAACCTCGGCAACGCCGGGGAATAGAAGGGCACTCAATGATCAAAACGCATTGGATGCGCGGCGTTGCCGCGCGTCCGCATCAGACTCCCGACGGCTTCGTTCCGGGTGAGATCGTCTCGCGCGCGTCGAGTGACGATCTCTCGGCCCGGTTCACGCCGTCGAGCTACAACAAAGCCAAGCGCACCGTCGAGGCGATCTTTTCCGCCGGCTCGCGTGTGTCGCGCTGGGGCGTGTTCGAGGAATTGGCGATCTCGCCCGAGGCGATCGACTTGAGTCGTGTCGCGCTCGGGCAGGTTCGTTTGCTCGACACGCATTCGCAAGGTTCGATCGACGCCGTGTTCGGTGTCGTCGAGGAAGCGCGGATCGAGGGCGGCAATCTCGTCGGCCGCATCCGCTTTGCCGACACCGAGGGCGGCCGGAAAGCCGAGGGCATGGTGGCCCGAGGCGAGATCACCGGCATCTCTGTGGGCTACCGCGTAACGACGTGGACTCTTACGTCGCTCGCAAACGAGGTTGAGGTTTGGCGCGCCGACCGTTGGGAGTTGCTTGAAGTCTCCCTCGTGTCGGTTCCTGCCGATCCTCAAGCGTCGATCCGCTCGACGCAAGTTTCATCGCAACGGGCAGATGATGCCCAATCTTCAATGGAGAATGACGACATGCGGCGCAATGCTGCCAATCCCGCCGACATCACCCCGGCAACCCCGCCCGCCCCGGCGCCCGAGGGCACCCGCGCTGCACCCGCTCCGGCGGTTGTGCCGCCCGCGCCCGAGGCCACGCGCGCCGCGCCCGGCCCCGACGCCGCGACCCTGATCGCCGCCGAGCGCACCCGCTCTGCCGAAATCGGCGAGATCGGCACCCGTGCCGGCATGGCCGCCGCTGACGTTGCCGCTGCGCAGCGTGACGGCGTCACCGTCGAGGCGTTCCGAACCCGCGCTTTCGATCACATGGCAACGCAGGCCGATCGCACCCGCTCGTCGAGCGTCACGATCACCCGCGACGAGACCGACACGCGTCACCGCTTCATCACCGATGCGCTCACGGTGCGCATGGGCGGCGCCTCGGCGCTTCGCGACGCTGCGGGCCAGGTCCGCGCGCTCGATGCGGCGGCTCGGGAATATTCCGAGTATGGCTTCGCTGACATCGCGGCGATCGTGCTCAATGAGCGGCGCATGCCGGTCACTGCGGCGCAGCGCGAGGATGTGATCCGCCGCGCCATGACAACGACCGCCGATCTTCCGGTGATCTTCGAGTCGACCGTCAACCGCGTTCTGCTCGCGCGCTACCAGATTGCCGAAACGACCTATCGGCAGATTTCGATTCAGCGCAACTTCCGCGACTTCCGGCCGCACGAGCAGTTGCGCGTCGGCGACTTCCCGACTTTGCAGCCGGTGACGCAGTCCGGCGAGATCAAGTTCGGTTCGTTCGGTGACAGCAAGGAAGTCGTCGCCGTCGCCCCGTACGCCGTGCAGTTTGCGATTTCGCGTCGCATGCTGATCGACGACAATGTCGGCGCGATCGACCAGATGCTCGGCAGCTACGGCGCGACCGTCGCTCGTTTCGAGGAAAACACGTTCTACGCGATGAAGGCGGCGAACGGCGGCGCCGGCCCGACCCTGATCGACGGCAACGCGGCCGTGTTCCACACTGCCAAGCACGGCAACCTCGCCGCTGCGGGCACCGCGCTCACGTCCGACGATCTCGGCAACGGCCGCGCGGCGATGCGCAAGCAAAAGGATCAGTCGGGCCAGTTGCTCAATCTGGCACCGCGTATCCTCGCCGTCGGCCCGGATATGGAGACCGACGCCGATCGCGTGCTCGCCGTCATCACCCCGACCAAAGAGGGCGATGTCAATCCCTTCGGCGGCAAGATGCGTTCCGTCGTGATCCCCGTCGCGGGCAACGGCTGGGAGCTCTACGCCGATCCGTCCGTCGCGCCGGTTTTCGTGTGGGGCATGCTCGACGGCTACAATGCGCCGCGCTTGCGCATCGAAAACCCGTTCGGCGTCCAGGGCGTCGGCGTGTCGCTCGAACACGATTTCGGTTGTGGCGCGATCGACTATCGCGGCGGCTATCGCAACGCCGGCCTGTAAGCCGGGCGATCGGTTCGCAATGAGGCGGGCGGCTTAGGGCCGCTCGCCTTTTTTGTTTCCCCGTTTCTTCAAGAGGACGAACAACTCAATGGCAAAGAATTACGTGCAGCACGGCCACGTGCTCGACTTGACGGCGCCCGCTGGCGGCGTCGTCTCCGGTACGCCTTACCTGATCGGAAGCATCTTCGGCGTCGCCGTCGATACCGTTGCGCAGGGCCTTCCCTTCCCGCACGGCGTCGATGGCGTGTGGGGCTCCCTTCCCAAGAAAACCGCCGAGGCCTGGGCCGAGGGCCAGGCGCTGTATTGGGATGACGTGAACAAGTATCTCACGACGACCGCCGGCTCGCTCAAGCGCGTCGCTTTCGCCGTCGTGGCTGCGCAGGCCGCCGACACCGTCGGCACCGCCAAGATCGTTTCTGCGGTCTAAGTGAGGGCTTAGTCATGGCGTCACCGTTTGCGCGTGCTGTCGCCGCTGCGGCGGTGACGCATGACAGAGTGCAGGGCGATCTTTTCACGTTCGCCCCGATGAAGCACGCGACCGATCGCAATGCGCCGCTGATCCCCGACGGATCGCGCGATGTGGTCGAGCACGTGCTTTGCCCGTTCGGCGAGTCGGCTGCGCGTGCCGCCGCCGGGCCTTTCCATCAAGTCGGCGTGCAGCCCGAGCGGGCCTCGCATTCGACGAGCCGGCCTTATGTGTCGCTCGATCTTCGGCGGGTGCCGTGGCGCCCGCGTGTCGGCGATCTCGTCACCTCGGAAGATAGCGGCCGGCGCTTTCGCATTTTCGAGGTGCTGCCCTCGACGCCGGGTTTTGTGCGGCTCACTCTCAACGAGATTTTTGCCAATGCTCGCACGTGAATTCTTGCGGTTGACCGCGCTTGAAGCGTTGCGCCCCTCGGCGCTGCTCGATGCCGGCGGCCCGTGGCCGACTGGCGCGGGCACCTATGTCTCGGACTCGCGCATCGATCCGATCGACGATCTCAATGCCGACGAGCGTCGCCCGCTGATCGGCGTTTTCACTGAGAACACGACGCTGACAAAGATCAGCCAGGCGGGGCCGCAATTCTACAAGGGCGATGTCGATCTCGTTTTCGAGTTGTCCGTCGTTGCGACCTATCAGGTCGCCGACGGCGACGGCGGATCGCAACTGATCGTCGATTATGCCGACACCGATGCGGCGATCGAGACCACGCTCGGCGTGCTTGAGGAACAGATTTTTCACGCCTTGCACTTCGGCCCCTCGGGCGCGCTGTTCCGGCGCATGTGCAAGTTGCCGTTCGATGATTGGCAATCGACGATCAAGCATCGATCGGGCGAGGAAAACATCCGCCTCGCCGCGCGCACGATCCGCGCGCGCATCTGTATGAAAGAGGCCTGTTACGATCCGGCGCCGGTTGCCGCCTTGACCGATTTCGATCGCTTGCCGGCCCTACTCAAGTCGATCGCGTCGCAACTCGGGCCAAGCACCTATCTGCACGATCTCGCCCTCGGCATGGCCCGAATGGCGCCGGTCATGCCGACGCGTGTCAACCTCAACACCGTGGGGATCACCACGGCGCCGCAACCGGGCGTCACCGGCACCGATCCGGTGCAAGGGGCGGCCACCAACATGCAAGGTCAGTAATGACGAATATCTTTATCAAGCCCGGCGTGATCGAGATCGAGGGCGAGGCCGTGATCGCGCTCGTGCGCGATCCGCAGACACTCATTCCGCTCGCCGCCAACGGCGAGTGGAAAACCAAGTCGCAGTATTGGACGCGCCGCCTTCGTGATCGCGATGTCGTCGAGGCCGATCCGACTGCCTCCGCGCCGGTCGCGGCCGATGCCCCGGCCGCGCCGGCGGCCTTCGCGGTGTGCGCCAATTGCGTGACGCCGGAAGCGTGCACCGCCGCCGTGCGGTGCGTTAAGGCGCCGCTCGCCTAAGTCACCTCAACCGCAACCATCCACCTCAACCGCCCGGCGTTTGACGCGCCGGGGGAATACGGAGTCACGTCACTATGTCGGTGTTGTTCAACAACATTCCGGGCAACCTCTTGGTGCCCTTCTTTTATGCCGAAATCAATTCGGGCGGCACGCCGTTTCAGAACGATCCGCGCGTCGTTCTGATCGGGCAGAAGCTCGCGGCGGGCAGCGCGCCCGCTGGCACCGTGATCGGCCCGATCCAGAACCAAGCCGAGGCCGATGCGTTTTTCGGTGTCGGTTCGATGCTGTCGGCGATGTTCACCATCGCGCGCCGCAACGCGCCGTTTCAGCCGCTTTGGGCGTTGCCGCTCGCCGATCCCGCCGGCGCCGCGGCGGCCGGCTCGCTCACGTTCACCGCGCCCGGCGTCACCGGCGCCGGCATTCTTTGGGTGCTCGGCCGTCGCATCGTGTTTCAGATCAACGCCGCGCACACGGGTGCGCAGGTTGCGACGAGCGCGGCGCTGGCGATCAATGCGGCCAATCTGCCCGTCGTGGCGGCCGTCGATGGCACCACCCCCTCAAAGGTCAACGTCACCGCGCGCCACCTCGGCGCCCTCGGCAACGGGCAGGAAGTGACGTTTGCGGCCGACGAGTCGAACGTGCTCAACGGCACCAACACCACCGTCGTGCCGATGACCGGCGGCAATGGCGTGCCCGATCTCGCCGGCCCGCTGGCGAGCCTCGGCGACGAGGAATTCGACTTCCTCGCCGGCCCGTACAGTGATGCCACCTCGCTCAACACCGTGCGCGATTTCCTCGACGACACCGCCGGCCGCTGGTCTCCGATCCAGCAGTTGTATGGTCATTATTTCTCGTTCCAGTTCGGCACGCTGTCGGGCCTCGTGACGTTCGGCGACACCCGCAACGATCAGCACGCGACCGTGCTCGGATCGCAGCGCTCGCCGACGCCGGAATGGGAGTGGACGGCCGCGCTCGCCGGCAAGGCAAGCGCGCATCTCGGCGACGCGCCGGAAGTCTCGCGCCCGCTGCAAACCCTGACGCTCGACGGCGTGTTGCCGCCGCGTGATCGCGGTGTGTGGTGGGACATCGTCGATCGGCAGGCGCTCTACGCCGACGGTATCGCCGGATACAAGGTGCGATCCGACGGCATCGTCGCGATCGATCGCATCGTCACCACCTATCAGAAAACGGCCGCCGGCGTCTCCGATGGCACGTTCCGCGACGTGGAAACGATGTTCCAGTTGATGTTCACCGTTCGCTACTTCAAGACGATGGTCAGCAACCGGCACTCGCGGCAGGCGCTCGCGGATGACAATCCGTTCAACCTCGCCGAGATCGCGACGCCGAAGTCGATCCGCAACACGCTCGTGCACGCGTACAACGATCTTGTCGCGCTCGGCGTGCTCGAAAAGGGCGATCTGTTCTCGACCTATGTCAACGTCGAGCGCGATCCCAACGACGCCAACCGCGTCAAC